TAGGCCTATTTTTATAAATCCCAAATAACTCATTGGTGAGTAAAAGAAGCATCACTTTGTTGTCGTATCCATCGTAAATGTATTGAATAAAAAAACATATTTTTTCAATGTAAAGATAACTGATACCTCTTCTTTGTTTATTGGATTTTAGATATTCATACATGAAATAGTAAATATCCAACAAGGAATATCCTGACTCGTATAGACCAAAGAGAATTTGAGTCGCTTCTTTGATTTCTTCCCTCGCCAAAATAGTGAAAAAATTCTCTAAAATTCGGTTGTCTAAGAGTGTAATGTAAGGAGTAATATCTTCTATTTCATTTAGTCCAAGCAATATCAATTTATTGAACAAATTATAAATGTAATAAATAGTAAGATTGGAATAATCTATCAACACCTCCATGTTTTGAATACGAATGTTTTCGCCGTGACTGATACGTTCAATCAGGATACGATACTCTACTTTGGTTAACGGTTCAAAGTAGATAGGGAAAATTCGGGTTTGAATAATCTCATTGATTTTCGTGGTATTTTCACATCCAAACAGAAACAGGGTATGCGGACTCTCGTCCATGATTTCTTTCAAATACTTCTGATTGTTTTCGTGGATGATGTCAAAGTTTTCTATAAAGACGCATTTTTTCTTCGTAGAACAACGACAGAAAGTCCTCAGCTCATTGTTTTCATTGTTGTAAAAAGATAGGTCCTTGAAAGTGTCTATAAACAACACGGAATCTTCGTGAGGTCCTCCGTAATATTCTCGTAGAGCTAAACGCATGGCGACTGATTTATACGTATTGTTAGACCCGATAAACAGAATGTTTTTTTGTTCCTGCAAAAGTTTCATCAATTGTTCCAAAAGGCATTTGCTGTTTGGACTGATAATATCCTCAAGACATTGTGGGCTGTATTTTTCTTCTATGAGTTTCATTTCATAGTCTGACGTTTTGTATTTATATAAAAATAAGAATTAAGAAAAATACGTATAAAAAATAGAAACATCTAATCATATGGACTATTACGAAACCCTTGGACTGAAGCGCGATGCAAATGAAAGTGCGATTAAAAAGGCCTATCGTGAACTCAGTTTCAAGTGGCATCCTGATAGAAACTCTAGTCCTGAGGCAACTCTAAAAATTCAGCAAATCAACGAAGCGTATGAAACGCTGAAAGACCCTACTAAGAAACGTCAATATGACATGGGACCTCAGAACCCTTTGGAAAATATGTTTGGCGATTTGTTTCGCAGAGACCCTTTCGTGAGACAAATGAATCCACACATTCAAATTTTTGAAATGATGCAACACATGGGAGGAGAGCCTATGATTTTTAATTTTGAAGAAATTCATCCAGGACATAACAATACCCCCGCCCAACCTCTAGAAACCACAGTAGAACTTACCTTTGAACAAGCCTATAACGGGCATTCTATGCCCGTCACCATCACGCGGACCATTGCACATGGATTGTCTCGTACCAAAGAAACCGAAAAGATTTACGTCACCATTCCTCCCGGGATTGACAGTGGAGAAATTATAGAATTACCTGAAAAGGGGAATCATCACCAACAACACAAAGGACCTCTCAAAATTCATATCAAAGTGAAACCCCATGAACTGTTTGAACGAAAAGGACTTCATCTCTATTGTTTACGTACACTTCATTTCAAAGACTCTATTTGTGGGTTTGATTTTACCCTGACGTTGCTGGACGGAACCTTGTTAAAACTGAAAAGTAGTCCAGGACATATCATACAAAACATGGATGAGCAAGTCATCAAGGGGAAAGGGATTCAACGAGATGGAGGAGGGGGGGACTTAATACTCAAGTTCAAAGTGTTGCCTCCACCTGTACTCTCAGAAGAACAGGTTGCGTTGTTTTCAAATTTATTGTAACAATAATTGCGATAATACGACTGTATGTTTTCACATACTTTTGGAGTGAACCTTTCCAAACATGTTTTTTTCATAGAATCTATGGATGCAAGACACTGGCTTAAATTGCTGACTCTGGATATCTCCATGCGTATACACATAGACTACGATTTAAATCATTTCTATTTGTATACAAATGTATCACCTGTCTTCTTTCGCAGAGAGTTAGAAAAATTCATTTCTTTTTCCATATCCTTTTCTTTGTCAAATGTCCTGTAACAATATTGAAGGTAATAAGAACGTAGATTTTTGCAAACATGAGGCTTGAATTTATCTATACACACTTTTTCCATGGATTCTATGGTGTCAAGGCATTCCCGTAGAGTATGTACCTTTGACCTATCCATTCTATATATTCTCATACATAATTTAAATTCTTTCTAATTGTATATGGACATCCAGCAATTGTTACTTTACTTTTTAATCGGGTGCATGGGTGCACGATTAATCATGGTCTATGTCATAAAACAACTGAACAAAAAATGGCTACGTCTCGTGGGTTACCTAGCCATCTTTCCCGTGATTGTATTTCTGTACATCTTTTTTACCGGAGTGAGAAACAACGTAGGTGCCTTTGGTGAAAAGATTTGGTGGAATGAATTACGTCCTATCCATGCGATTCTGTATTTGTTGTTTGCGTATTTTGCAATTCAAGGAAACCGACATGCATGGATGTATCTCTTTGCGGATGCGATGGTATCGTTGGTTGCTTTTGTATGGGTTCATACGAAGAATGGAGATTTCTCAAAAGCCTTTTTATGATAGGTTTTTTGTAATAGAGGGTTGATTTTATCTTCTATCTCTTTCAGAGCGCCTATGTATTCTTCCGTAGATACCTCATAGTCCATAATTTGTTTTGCCCATTCTAGTTCTTCCAGGACCCATTCCCACTCCGGCAGTTGTTGTTTGGTAAACGCGTCGTCTACAAATAGAATCGTGCTTTGAATATAATCGCGGAAATCGTTGCGGGCATTTATCCAGAGACGTGTTTGTGACTCTTCTACGGAAACCTCTTGACACATCATAGAACAAGTCACTTTGTCTAGAAAAATATCTTCTATCCATATACTCATTTCATAGTCTTTGGATACCTTCAAGGTCACGGTAAAGGTACCCTCCTTTATAGAGTCTAATAGATAGGGTCCTAGAGTACGATTGTTCTTTGTCTCTACATGATTGCCTTCGTATAAAGTCAACGTGTTTATATCATTTAATTTGATACGGCACGTGAATTCATGGGGTACTGCAGAACCTCGTTCTATCCACACATCCATAAACCCTTCCTGGTCTATCCCAATATCTTGGTACATACCCTGAATAAGAAGTTCTGTTTATTCAATTTTAAACTTATTTAAACTTATTTAAACTTATTTAGTTGAGTTCAATTAAGTTCAGTTAAATTTAAAATTGACAGGAAACCATTCTTACGTTTCTTAGGAAAAGACCATGTCTACCTCTACCTCTCCGTCTCCGTCTATGTGGAAAACATTGAAAGCTCACTTCGCTACCAAAAAAAGGTTTGAACAGATTCGTGCAGAAGCCACCTTTTACATTCGTATTCAAGATGGTCACTTTGTTCACGACTTTTGGATAAAGATTACGGAAAATGGTAATCTGTATACGAAATTTAAAGTACGAAGTCCCGTAACCAGAGAAGTATTTTCATTCATTCAACGATACGACTTGGATATTGAAGACTCTATTTATATACCGGAACGCGAAAGATATTTTATGCTTGTCTTACACAATCAAGTTACCTGGTTCGGATTTTCCCCTTTTCAACCCATGACACTTTCTCTTTATCAAGTGACCAAATTGATGAAACAACTCTATGAAATCAAATACAACCAGTGGTGTAAAGTCCGAAACGAACAAGCCCTTCTATCGGGTAGGGTTGAATGGAAAACGCCCATACCTTATCCACTAGAAAATAACCTATAGAGTACATCTCTATACGACTATCTTGGTAAAGTAAACCCACAGTCCGAGACCAATCAAGCATTTGGAAAAGACATCCAATACATTTAGAAATATATTTTTTGTTTCTTCTTCGAAAAAGTATACGAAACCATACATAGACCATACGATGAAAAAGAAAGCATAGAGAATATAGTTTACATAACGTTGTTTTGGATGTACAAAGTAATAGTAGATGGTAGCGAACATGGCGAAAAAAGCCATAAAACTACTAGAGGCGGCAGTCATTTTATCCAACGTATTGATTTCTCCTAAATAACCAAATCCTAACATGACATAATTCAAAAAAACAATCACGGCAATTGGCCATAACAAGACATGACTCTTGCTGTTGTAAGCTAATGTACCACATAACACAATTAACATCATAGGCGTGGTAATGAACCAATCCGTATAGCGTAATTTACTCATTTCCTTCCAATCAATGGGCTGTTGTCTTTCCACAGAATATTTCACTTTCTCTAAAAATAAACTATAAAAATAGGAAGCTACGAGAGAAACACAGGTCTCTAAATTGAATATATGTCTCACCATGGGGACATTTGTTCGTATGGATTCAATAAACGTAATGGTTGCTGTCGTAAGTAAAATAATATAACTAATTTGAAAAGAAAACGCAACGTTCATAGAGTACGTATATATTTTGTTTTTTTACCGGTTACTTTTATTAAAGCACATACCCGTCTTTTCTGAAGCACTCGTGCATACGTGTCATGTTTTATACCCTCGTTTGTTTTTTCCCATGTTCGGTTGCACGTGTTCAACTTCAATAGAAAGTACATTGTATTAGTGAAAGAAATAAAAGATTACATCTTTATTAAACATTTATTAGACATTAGACATTATACGTATTTTTCTAGCTCTTTACTGTGAATATGTAAATTGAAAATAGGATAATAGACCGAATCTATGATAAGAAATGGTTTTTTGATTTGGTCTATCTCTTTCCATTCAAACGAGTATCTGTTGTATTTTATAATACAGGTTTCATTTATAAATCCGACCGTGTCTTTTGGATTGTGGAATTCTCCCCCTAAATATTGTCCGATAGCAGCTGCATCAAATACATATTGAAAATGGTTATAGTTTTCACTCATAGATAATATGTCTGGGTCTTGTTCATTCTCGATCCTGGGAATGATGGGGAACGGTTTAATCAGAGGGACTTTCTTTTGAATGATTGCAAAATTCTCCATGTCATTTTTAGAATAATCATAATGGTCTAATACCTCCTTTAGGATACTATGATTGGGTATATACATGATGGAAGCGATGGTGCGTTCTGAACTATCAAAAGGAAGGTATAGGTAATCCTCTAATTTTTCATTCAATAGATTACAATTGTAATAAACAAGTACATCATTCTCAACATGAATCACATTTTCAATATTGTCTCTTTTCATAAATTCATAAATATACATGAACCTTGAAGAGGTCAAATGCCAAAAGTCGGTTGATTCCGATTGAACCTCGTTGTATGATTTTTCTAATTCATTCACGTCTATCAGATGAATCTCGGGGTATTCGTGAAAGCTATCAAAAAAATGACGGTTTGTGATGACATATATATTTTTATGGGATAAGCGTATCATTTGTTTAATATTCGTCAAAATATAAGGTTGAAAATGATTGACACATACCAATACAATGTTTATTTCTTTATTAGAAAAGGGTTCAATCCTGCCTTCATACATGTGTTCATAAAAGAAATGGACTAAAGACAATAAAAGAAGGATAACTATACAAATAGAAATATAAAAATAAGGTTTTAGTTTAGAGAACATACAGTAGGTAGTGATAAAAACATGGTTGGAAGATACAGATTCCTTGTATTCGTAAAATAATATAAAAAATAATAAGCTTTGAATTGTATATGACTGTTTTAGATGGAATAGAGTTAGATGGAATAGAGCTAGATATACAAAAACGTAATCGCGTGAAGGATTGTATTAAATTCAACGAACCCTTGGATAAAGTTCTTCACGTGATTATGGTTGTATCCAATCCTTGTTCGTACGTTAGACGTTATCAATTGGCCAAAGAATTTATCCTCCGTATGAAACAGGAAGACTTTATTCAACTGTATATTGTGGAACTTTCTTACGAAACCCAGCCATTCGTTCTTACACAAGAAAACAATCCACACCATCTTCAATTGAGAACCGAAACACCTATCTGGCACAAAGAAAATATGATTAATCTGGGAACCAACCTGTTTCCTTCTGATTGGAAGGCCATGGCGTGGATAGATGCAGACATAGAGTTTGATTCTAATACATGGGCTCTAGATACCTTGAAAATATTGAATGGTTATGCGGACATGGTACAATTGTTTAGTCATGCGGTTGATTTAGACAAAGATGAAACCACCATGAACGTGGCCAATAGCGGCGGTTACCAGTACGAAAAACAATTGTCTTATCGTATGGGTATTAATTATTGGCATCCAGGTTATGCATGGGCTTGTACGCGTAAAGCCTATGAAATCATGGGTGGATTGTACCAAAACGCGATTCTAGGTTCAGGTGACCAAATCATGATGTTGTCTCTGTTGGGTCAGGTGGAAAAAGCATTGCATCCAAACAATCAGGAAGACTACAGAAAGGATGCTTTTTCATTCCAAGAACGAGTCAAACAAATCAGGTTTAGTTATGTCCCTGGCGTCATTCGTCATTATTTTCACGGTACCAAAGCAAACCGAAGGTATCGTGAAAGATGGCAAATTCTGGTAGACCATAAATACAATCCACAAGAACATTTAAAAAAAGATGGGAATGGATTGTTGGTTCCATCTGAACGCTGTCCTCCCAAATTGCTGGAAGATATTTTACAATATTTTAAAGACCGTAACGAAGACGATTGAGTGCCGTGGTCAGTTGTTCTTGTTCTGCATGGGTCAGTCGTATTCCTTTGAGTTGCGTCTGTATAAATTGATAGATTTCCTCGGTTAAAGGTTCGTAAATATGATAAGTATATTTATAGAGATAGATGGACAATAATTCATAGAGCTGGAAGACTTGTTTGTCATAATTTCCGATACGTTTCAAGCGATTCAACATTTCTTGAAACGAATCCCATTGAATGGAACATTTTTCTAATTGTTTGTATTCTTCTTCCAAACTCGCCAAAATGGCTAACTCTACCTCGTCTGTCGTTTTGGGTAGTTCCTCTACCAGAGTTTCTATTTTATAGTTATCGGGTGTGCGTACGGATTTCATATCCATCTCCATCTTTTGCCTCTTTGAAAGTATTAAAAAACATTCAACTTTTAAGAATCTTTTACGAAATCTTTTTGGTTGGAATCTTCGCAGAGACAATGTAAATAGAGTTCTCGGTCATGACAATCAGTTCATCCGTCACCTTAAAAATCTTACTAATTGGACTGGTATATTCCTGCTCACTGCGAACAAGCATTTTATCACCCTCCTCCCGAACCCCAATCATCACTTTTGCCGTATGCGATTCCAACCAATAGTCCATCAAAATAGGCTTATCTTCACTGCAAGCTAATTTGCATGCATGCGTCATGACTTTGCTACTAGGTAAAATGGGTTCTGTTGTGGTTGTCGTTGTCTGAGACATATAACTGATACTATTCAGTTTCTTTAACTCCTTTATTCTCCAGAATATATAATTTTTTAATTTTCTTTTTTTGTTTTTTCTTGACCACTTCAAAGTTTTCTTCGTAAATAGCACGATATTCGGTGGTGAAAATAGTACGAAGAAATTCATAAATCCGATACAATTGTTCATCTTCGCATTTACCCACAATCAAAACGCTTCCCGTACGGAATATCATAAAAGAGACTTCAGAATGTTCCAATTTGTATTTACATTGTATACCCGGATAACTACATGGGTCGTAACAACATTTGATATGATACTTCTTTTTCAAGATGATATACAACTCTTCGCGGTTGATGTAATAATTACAGGTAAAATTGGAATTAATAAGAATGATTTCTTGTTTTTCCAAGAGTTCGTATAAAGGACTAGAATAATAGGGCTGCAACAAGTCTGTTATCTTGTTCACAAGAACTCGGACATGTTCTTCCTTTTGGATTCCAGGTATCTCTATCTTTCCTGTATTGAATAATTTAATGTGAACTTCTTTGTATTGAATGCCGATTTGAATACGGAAGATGAAGACAAAACAATTGTAGAATGCACTTTTTTCACTCTTTTTCATCTTTAAAATGTCTTTTTTGCAGATGCCTATGTCTACTTTTCTTACATCTTTGAAGACCACCCTACCCGTGGGGTTATCAATCTGATTCAATATCGTGACACAATGATAATTTTTCACCTTTTTCATATTTTCTTCAAATTCGTCTACTTCCGCTTTCGTATTAAAGTTGAATTTGATTTGCTTTTTGATAATGCCTTCTCCATAGGTATCATACGGAATCATGGGCAAATTCCAGAAAAGGTGAAACAAATCAATCGGCTGATTCAGATAAATGATTTTGGTCTTGGTGGAAATGACAATCGGGCTGCATTCCGGTATGGTTCCCTTCTCTGTTTTCAAAGCGACGGTATGCGAAAAGTCGTGATTTAGAAATCTGGACCATTCATCATTTACGTCCATTCTACGCATGGATAGAATCATTTCTTTTAAATCAATTATTTTGATTATTTAATTTTTGAAAGGCAGGCATAAAATACCTGTGAAAATACTCAATGTCTTGATTTATCATGAGGAGCTGTTTCATCTGGTCAATCAGTTCATTGTTTAGGTTGTAATTCATCATGTACAAGAACAATTTCATCAAGATATCTTTCAGTGAAAAATGTTTCAGATATCTTTCTAGTAGGGTTCGGTCATAGGATTCACACATTTGTTTCAAAAAAGTTGTGTTTAAAATAGGAAATGGGTAAGACTGATAGAGCTGTAAACAATTTACGAAAGAACGCATGTCTGGATAATAATTGGATTTGATGTCTTCAATCACTTCCGGGTCTATGGTAATGTTTTCTTTTTGGATGATATCCGAGATATACTCTTCGTGACGAAAGGTATTGTAAAAGGGAATGAGCAATAAATAGTCACGTAGGTCTGGAATGAGTTTGCTGATATAATTACAGATGAGACAAAATCGTACATTCGGGACCAATAAAAGACACAACAAGGAGGCCTGTGCTTGTTTGGTCATAGAATCTACTTCATCCAGAACCACAAATTTGAGCTGTTTATGAAACAGTCCTTGGGAATGTACAAAACTATACAAATGGTTTCGTATCACTTCAATTCCTCGTTCGTCGGAAGCATTTAAATGAATGACATTATTATAGTGCCCGTAAGTATCTTGATAACGTTTTAGAAGACACATAATCGTGGTCGTTTTGCCTGTACCAGGCGGACCATAAAAAAGCATGTTTGGAAAAAAGTTTTTTTCTATAATCGGATAAAAGATTCGTTCGGTTGCAGGTTCAAAAATAATATGTTCCAATTCTTTGGGTCTATAGGTTTCTGTCCAAGGGAGCATACTAGGGATAGATTTTCTATTTTATATTGATTATTAAAATCATTTAAACTTAAATAGATTCCCATACCAATGACTGACGTAGTAGAGAAAGTACATAAAAAAAGAGGACGAAAACCCAAAGGAGGTAAAATTGTAAAAAATGAAATGAATGTGATTCATCCTTATATGGGTAAAAAAAATGTCATCCTTCATTTAAAATGTAAAATGAGTGATATTCAACATACAGAGATTGCAGATTTGACCAAATACAATCCGGTATTGTGTACAGTAGAACCCTACGAAAAAGATTTTGCATGTGAACTATTTGAGTCCGACCGACCCGTGGTTGAAGAAAGAAAGGAAACAAAAGTGGATAAGCAAAAGAAAATCATTTATCAAAAATTGTCGGATTTGGAAAAAATGCTTAATACCAATTCTATCCAGAAAAAATCTGCTTGTTTCTGGTGTACGTGTGACTTTGATACACAGCCGATTCATATCCCCTCTCTCTTTTACAAAGAAAAATACAATGTGTATGGCTGTTTTTGTAGTCCTGAATGTGCTTGCAGTTACCTTTTCAAGGAACACATTGACGACAATACGAAGTATGAACGTTACCAACTACTGAATTATTTGTATGGAAAAATATACAATTACGACAAGAACATTCGGCTTGCTCCAAATCCTTATTATACCTTGGACAAGTTTATGGGTAACTTAGATATCCAAGAATACCGTGAATTGTTGACCTATGACCGATTGCTACTTATCTTAGATAAACCTCTCACTAAAATATACCCGGAATTACACGAAGATACGAACGAATTTGAAACCATGTACGACAACAAAATTGTGTTGCGACGAACCAACAAAGCCGAAAAGAATAAAATTATTCAAGAAGTGTTCCATTCCTAATCGTTGAAGTATCCAAGTCCTTGAGGCACACCATACCATTCCTCTCTGTATTTTTAGGGTCCTATCCCAAATACTTGTTGTACTTGATTAGGTGTGATAGATACATTTCTAAGAGCGGCTGCTCCAGAGGAAGCATGACTTTCGCTCATATCCCGATAGGCATCCGAATCCGTAAATGCAGATTTACCGGAGGCAGCCGCTCTTTTATCCGCCGCTTTATTCGCCTTTTTTTGAGATTTATTTTTTGCGATAGCTTTCTTTTCCGCAGCGGTAGCTTCTGCAGCTGCTTTCCTTGCCGCAGCGGCGGCTTCTGCAGCTGCTTTTCTTTCTGCTGCTGCCGGATTGACTGTCTTGACCGCTTTCGTCTTCACTGGTTTGGTAACCCTTGCTTTATTTTGAGCTTCTGCTTTTTGAGCAGCACTATAGGCTGCTTTAGCTGCGTTTGCTTCCTTGTTCTCTTTTTCATAATTCGACCTCGCACTAGCGACCTGAGAGGTTAAGTCGCTCCATATTTTTTTTGCGTCAATCCCTTCACTCACTTCTTTGTCCATTTTTGCTTTTGC